AGCTGCGCCGGCCCGCTGGCTGTGTGCAGGTACTGGTCAGCTAGAAGTTCCTGGGCCGTTTTTTCCGCCATGTAACATACCTACGTTGCAAGTGAACCGGCTGTACTCGCCGTGCTCACTGTGGAAATCGATGCGCTGCATCTGCTGCTCGCTGCGGTACCCGCTGGCGGTGTGCCATGCGTCTTTCGCGGCGAGGGTGTTGAAGGCCTCGCAAAATACCCCGCGAAACTCTTGCTGCTTGGTGTGGTGGATGTGGCCGGTAAGAAAGTGGCGGTGACTGGTCTCGCCCCACAGTTTCGGCTGATCGTAGGCCATTATACCTGGTAGGTCGTTGAACTTGCACTGGTCCCCGTGCGTCACCCCGAGGAGGGTTTTCCCGTGCTGGTGGTAGAAGTAGGCCCCGGGGTGCTCGTCGACGATCACGCGCGGATCGTCCTCGTACTTGACCGCCAGAAGGTGAGAGAGCCAGCCGGCGCCGTCCGGGTCGTGGTTGCCCGGGGCGTTGATTATCTTGACGGTGTCGTGCTTGACCAGGGCCACGTCGATCAACCAGCGCAGCGTGCGTGTCGCGGCCCTGACGGCCTTCAGAAAGCGGGTGTCGACGTCGAGCTGCGCCCCGCTGGTGGGAGTCACCGGCTTGCGCCCGTTTGCGTGCAGGAAATCCCCGACGTTCACGATCAGCCCCGTCTTGGACTCCGGGGCGGTCTTGACCAGGTACCCCATCGCGCGCTTCAGGTCGCGCTCGGCGATCTCCAAGTTCCACGCGGCGCCCGTCTCCTCGCCCCAGGCAAGCATGCCGAAGTGCGCGTCCCCGATGACGTAAGCGCTGAGTATGTCCTCGTCGCACAGCAAGGGGCCATCGAACGGTACCGCGCGCGGCAGGCTCTTGACCATCTCCTCGAAAGCCGCCTTCTGCGCGGCGATGTACGCCTCCTGGTCGATGTTGGTCTTGACCCACTGCAGCTTGAGGTTGCCATCGGCGTCGTACAAGGTCGAGGTGCCCTTTGTGTAGTGCCCGTCGGGCGCGGGGAATGCGCCCTTGACCCGTTTCAGCCTTTCACAGACCGTGCTCTGCGCTATCCCGAGTCTTTCAGAGATCTGGCGCTGGCTCAGGCCCTCCGCGTGGAGCTTGGCGATCTGGACTTGACGGTCGTCGGTTTTTTCGTGCATCAGGTACCACCCATTAGACGTATGTTTTTCACTAGCGAGAGGCTCGACAGCTGAACGGAAAGTATTTCGATCCCGTACCGGAATCCGCGCTTTCTGCAAGCTGAGGTGAGCTTGTCGAGGATGCTGTCGTCTGTGATTTCTTCCCAGGTCGATCCGTGCAACACCCTTCCTATCTCGCCAGAGCACGCGTCCCGTATCGCGTCCTCGACGTTTTCAATTTCAAGCATCGCCTTTTTGATGTCGTGCACCTTATGCGTAATGACCGCATTAAATCCTACGGCCTTTCCGTCCCTGGTGGTGATGGAGCCAAAACCAAGGTGGTGAGTGGTCGCTACCACAATGTGGGTAATGACGTGGTCGATGTGCAGCGGCCACATCCAGTGAAACCCCGGCTTCAATTCATCGACAAATTTTCCCAGCCTCAGTCTCACTCCTTCCTCGTACGGTTCAATCACAACCCAAAATCTCAAGGACCCCAAACAGTCAAGCAAAAACTGGAAAAATTGCTCAAGCATTGACGGCTCCGCGCCCATGGGTGTAGGATCATACCTCACCAATAGGAGACTGAAATGTTGCTGATTTTACAGGTTGCCGGAGGCGTGATTTTGGGCGTGTTTGTGGTGCTGTTTTTGATCGGGGTGCAGAGCTACAGGCAGTAGCTACTCGTTGGCCGATACCCCGGCGTTGATGCTGTTGTCGAAGTCTCGGCCAACCGGGCCAGATGCCTGCGTGCCAGGTTGTGGCGTAGGCGCCGGGGACGGGTCGCTGCCCCCGGTGACCTCTTTGATCGCTTGCTGCACAAGGTTCCAGAAGGTGGACTTTTTGTACTGAGGATCCGGGGCTCCGCCGTCCGCCATTGGCTGCTGCGGCTGGTCGGCGTTCAGCGCTTCCGCGCCGGCCAATCGAATTGCTGGGTTGAGCGGCTCGGATGGCTGCTTCGGTTTCAAGTACTTGGCGGCAAGATCGGGGTCAAGCATCGCGGCGCCCATTTTTTGCAAGGCAGCGCGCCGCGCGGAAGCCCCAAGGACCGCGAGCGGCAAAGACACCCCTGGGTGAGTCAGCGTGAGCGCGACCATGCCCGGGTGCCCGAGATCTTCGGATACCGAGTCCGGGCTCGCTATGCGCCGCAATGCGGCGTTCCCGGTGAGATTTTGTGCGGTGTTTGAGCCTACGCTGCGGCCCGCGTTCTGGGCGTACTGTTGCCGCCCCAGATGCTCCCCTGCCGCGCGCAGCGATTCGATGTCTTCGGGGCTGAGCACGCTCTGCCAGGTAGCGCCACGGAACCCGGTCGCGGTCGCGGGCGTGTCTTCATCGCGCAGTGCCTCCGCGAAGCTCGACGGTCGTGTCCCTGTGCCACCGAGATCCCCGAGAGCGGAATTGTACTTTTGGCGCAAGTACTCGCCCAGGTCCATCCGATTGATTGGTTGGCTCATAGCCTGGAATGTCTGCCGCGCCTGCTGGTACTCGGGAGACAGTTCGTCCATTGTCCCGAGAAGCTCGTCCCGCGCCCCCAAGAGGATGCGCTGCTCTGTTCCGTTTCCAGCTCGACCTGCGGCTGAGATCTTGTCGTCGAGCGCGAGCTTGGCGTAGTGCAGCTGCTGGATAGGATTCAGTTGGTCTGGTGAAACCCCATCGTTCGCCGCAAGCTCCTGGGCCTTGGCCATGCTTTCCTGTATCGCGGGGCGCTCCATCAGCGCCGCCAATCTGGGCGATGACGCGGCAGCGATTTGCGCGGCACCCGGGGCGCCGGATGTCGCGGCGCCATACAGATCTTCCGCTTTGAGATTGCGCGCAGTCTCCGCCCGAGCGCGCTCTACCGGGGAGCCGGAAATGTTTTGCAGGATCCCGTTTACCTGGGTCTGGTTCGCGGCGTCCCGGTCACCGAATGCTGTCGCAAGATCGGGCTGGTTGCGCAGCGTCCGGTCCAACCCAGCAAGCCCAGGATTTTGCGCAAGCTGCGCGGTAGTCGGCTGAAAACCGTACTTGGCGGCAAGGTCTGGGGCGCCGTTGGCAAGAGCGCGCTGCCTGGTATATAGCGCGTTTGAGGCGGCCAGCGCGCCCCCGTTCGTTCCAGAGTCGGCAGCGTTCTGCATGACACGCTTCGCGGCAGACTCGCCCCCGGTCGCAATGTCCTGAGCAATGTGCACAGCCGGCGCTACGCCCGGAATTTTCATTGCCCCGCGCCCCGCCGCGTGGGCCATGTTTCCAGCCTCTCCAGTCAGTAGCATCCCGGCGCCTTGAAGGCCGGTGTTCGCTGCGGTCCCGAGTAGCGGCGATCCGGTGACGTCGGACACTTTTTGCCCCAACTGGTCGGCTGCTTTGGGAATTATCCCGGCGATATCTTGCACGGCTTGGCTCGTGGCCTTTCCGCCCTCGGTGCGCGGCTGGTACGTCAGCGCATTCTGGACGCCGTTTACGATGTCTGCAGGATCTTTGTCGGTCAGGCCCAGCGCACGCGCCGCCGCCGTGCCCATGCCAGCGTACCCGGCGATAGGCTGCGCCACGGCCCCGGATATCATCTGTGCGCCGGTTTCAAGTGGCGCGGCTACGGCATTGCCGTACATGCGCGCGGCCTTGTGCAGCATCCCCTCCGGCGGCGCAGCGCTCGCGTTTGGCTCTGCTTGCTGCGGGGTGACTGGGGTAGCGTTCAGCTGCGCAGCGATTGCCATGGCCGCAGCCTTTCCGCGCTCCGCCACAACCGGGTCGCTGCTGTTGGAGTCATTGTGCGCGGCCTCAAGCGCCGCCAGTAGCTGAGGATCGAGTTGCGACATTTACTGTGCCGGGGGTGTGGGCGCCGGACCCTGCTTGCCGCTCATGTACCATTGCGCCAGTTGCTGCTGGTACGGCGTCCCTTGTTGCTGCCCAGGACGCGCTGGCAGCGTCGGGTCCTTGATTCCCAGCGCGGCCTTGGTCTCAGGTAGGAGCTTGTTGTTGAACGGACTTTTTTGTTCCAAGCCGGCGGCGGTCCAGCGCTGGCGAAGGGCGTCCGTTTTGCCGGCAAGCATCTGCTGCCACTGGTCGATAGCGGACTGAAGGTCCTCGGGCTTTTTGGCGTTCTGTACCGCTTTCGCGATCTGCTGGCGCTCCGCCTCGCCGCCGCCGCCGGGGAGCACGGCCTTTGAAATTTCGCCAGCGACAAAGTCGCGCGCGGCGTCGAAGTTGTTGATCGCGCCGGAGCCGCTCAGACCAAGCTGAGCGCTGACGGTGTTGGCCACCTGATTGAAGGCCGGTGTTCCGGTGTTGTTCAATTGCGATATCAGGGGACGCAAAATCTGGATATGTTTGATCGCGGTGTTCAAGCCATCGAGCGACTTGGAGGTGGCGCCGCTTTCAAAGTCTTTGACCACTGCGGCCTGGGCGCCAGTCATTTGCGTGTTTGCGAAAAACGCCGCCGGGTCGTTACCTTCTTGCTGCGCACGCTGGTGCACTGCTTGCCACAGCTGCGCGTTGACCACTGGATTGCGCGAGTAACCCGCCGGGGCCTTCCCGGTCTGGTACGTGATCTCGACAGCCTCCGGCGTAACCATCCCCGTCATCGAAGCCTGCGCCGCAAGTTTCGCCTTCGCAGCCGCCGCCGCCTCGGTCGCTTTTTGGGCCTCGTCTGCGGCGCGCATCTCCGGGTGATCGATGAGCTTTGTCGGGTCGTTGGGGTCAACCGTGTAGTACTTGTCGAGAAGCTGGTTTTTGTTGGCAGCGTTCGCCGAGTTGTTGATGTCTGATTGCTGCAAACGCATGCGCTGGATCAGAGAGTTCATTTGGGCGTTGGTCTGGCCAATTGTCGCCTGTGGTCCGGCCTGGGCGTACTGCGCCAGGAGCTGGTTCTTTTGCATTTCAGCTTCGCGTTGCTGCTGCAAAGCGTCCGCCTGAGCGCCGTACATCTCGCCGGTCCCGACTCCGTTCCCGCGATGACTCAAGATAGCGGACGCGGTGCGCAGCTGCGTCTCGCGGTCGCTTGGTCCGGCCTGCATATCCATCAGGCGCTTTGTCGCGGCGTCAATCTGCGCCTTTTCTTCTGCGTACGCGTCCGCCTGCCTCTGCGAGGCGGTGGAGTATTGGCTTTGCATGTCCGCCATAGCGGCGCGCGATGCGTCAGCCCTGGCCTGCTGATCAGCCTTCGAGCCCGTCACACGCTGCAACGGCGAGGGTTGCTCCCCGATAAGAGGGTCAGGCGAATTTGAGTTTGAACCGGGATCTTCGACCTCATCGTCGTCCATGATCCCGATGCTGTTCACGTTATCGGTCATCGGCTATTCCTGAGGTGAGCCAGTCCGCCCTTGCGGTAAAAGGTTGTCGGGGTCGTGACAGTGTTCCCCGGGTTCGCGGTGCTGATGCCTGTGCTTGTGCCTGTATTGATCGCGCCAGTTCCAACGCCCGTACCCAGGAGGGTGTTGAGGGGCGAGGAGGTGGTGCTGCCGTTGAGGCTGTTGCCGTACTGGTACTGCACGGTCGCCTCAGGAACCTGGATCCCGTTGAGCGCGCTCTGCATCTCGCTGGCTTGAGTCAGCGGGTAATTGAGCTGGTTCAGGTAGTCCTGGTACGCAAGATTCAGGTTTGACTGGTTGTAGCCCTGGTTCTGCTGGCCGAGCGTGTTCTCCTGGTTTTCGGCGGCGATCTGGTTCGCCTGTCCCTGTGTGCCGACGTTCGAGAGCGCGCTCCCGGCGTTGATCGCGTTCGTCGTCCCCTGGCTGTTGAGCTGTCCGGCGGTGTTCGCGGCGGTGAGGTTGTTCTGCGCGCCGGCCTGGGCCGCCGTGAGCGAGCTGTTGTAGCCGCTCTGCAGCGCCTGGGACTGGGCGTTGTTGATGTTCTGCTCGTTCTGCTGCTCGGCGTTCTCGATCAGGTTCGCGCCCTCGGTCGAGCTACCGGTGATGTTGCCGGATCCGATGATGCTCGACTGCAGCGCGGGGAGCGTGTAGTTGTTGAAGTTCGTGTTCGCGGCGTTCGCTATCGCGCTCGTGACGTCCTGATTGTAGGGGTTCATGTACGAGTTGACGGTGTCGTACGTGGGCGTGGTCCCGCTATTCAGGTACGGCTGCGCGGCCCCGAGCGGGTTGTTGCTGCTCGCGCCCTGCTGGATCAGGTTGGACGCGGCCTGGGTATTGCCCGAGGCAGTGCTCGACAGGGCCGGTGCCTGACTGTAGGCGTCCTGGGTCAGCTGGTCCTGCTGAGCGATGCGCGGGCCCTGGTATGTCTGGTAGGGCTGCGCGGCGAACTGCGCCGCCGTGTTCAGGATCTGGGAGGTGTAATCCGTGTACCAGGACGGGAGCGAGGTGCTGCTCTGGCTGTAGTTAGAGGTCGCGCCCGGGGTCACGCCCTGGTTCAAGAACGCGAGCGCGCCTCCGGCGGAGCTGCTCATTGCTCACCCTTGGGCAGGTACTGCTCCGGCTCTTTTGCGTCTGGTGCCATCTTTCCTTTTGCGAGGGCCGCGCCCTTGTGCTTCCTGAGGTTCTCGCGGAACTGGTCGAACTTTTTTGCGCCTGCGCCGTTGTCGCCGTTGCCGAGCATTGAGACCGTCTGCGCGTCCATCACATACTCCCCGTTGGCGAGCCGCGCCGGGATGTCGTCCGAGGTGCCATCACCTGGGCCCTTGACGTGCCGCGAGACCGCCGCTAATGCCCCACCGCCGGCCAAGCCAGGACCCCCTGGCGTAGGACCCACCATGACCGGGGATCGGCCAGGAGGAACCGCCGTGCGCGCGTTCTGGAGCCAGGAGGCGAGGCCGTTACCGGTGCTGGCTTTTGTGCCAGAGGTGGCGCCGCCGCTCGCGCGCATCATGGGCCTGCCAAACTGTGGCCGCACCGGCTGAGTGCCCATAGTCGGCATACCCGTTTTGGGTGCAGTCCCACCCATTGTGGGTAGGCCAGCGGGCGCGGTCGGGCGCGCGAGCGGGGCCTGCATCGCCGTTGGCGCGGCGTTGGACGTTGGCAGCACCGAGGTGGTGTTGATTCCGGGATTGATCGGGGGCAGAGTGGCCTGCCCCGGAGACTGCAGCCCGACCGGCCCCGCCATCGCGAACCGTTGCGGCGTGGTCACCCTGCCGCCGCGCTTCATCGAGGTGGGCATGGTCGCGGTGGGGCTGCTCTGCGAGCTGGTGAAGAAGCTCGCCTGCGGCCCCTGCCCGTACGTGTAGTAGTTCGGGATCATGGGGTTCGCCTGGGTGCGGGGCGCGTACCCCGTTCCCGGGGAGCCTGCGGTCAGGCCCTGGTAATTGCTGTAGTTGTAGCCGCCCGCCGGCCCGTACTGGGTTCCGCCGGAAGCGCCAGCAGAGCCGGTGCCGCTCGATCCCGCCGAGCCATTGAACAGCGCCGGGGGGTTGAAGGTGGGCGTCATGGCCTTGTTCTGCGAGTACTGTCCGGCGGCGCTGAGCAACCCGGCGAGCCCTGTCAGGGCCGAGGACGTGCCGCTGCTGCCGCCGAGTCCGAGCGCCTTCAGAAGCGCGCCGAGCGCGCCCCCGCTTGCGGCGGACGCTGCCGATGATCCGCTGCCTGATCCACTGCTCGAACCGCTGGTGGCCATTTTTTGGCCAGCCTGGGTACCCACTGTGGTCGAAGATACCGGGTTCAGTCCGTCATCGTCACCAATCGCAAACGGGTTGCTGGAGTACGCGACCGGGCTTTGCCCAGTAACCGTCACCTCCGGTAGGGTGTCCTGTGATGGGGTCTGGGTTTGTAGTGGCGTTGGGGTCGAGTAGTCTTGCTGCCAAGGTGCCGTGCCGCCGTCGTCAGAAAAATATGGCATTACAGGTCACCTTCATCCGGGTGAACGCAAATCCATAGGGAGTCCGCGAGCGCATGAACCGCATGGTACTGGCCGGCGGAAATCACCACCGACTGAGGCTTTTCTGTGGCGTCGATTAGCCGCTGAGAGTCATCCGTTTGCACCATAACTTTGCCCGATGCGAGCAAGCTCAAGTGATCGTACGAGTGCTTGTGCTTGATGATTCTTTGTCCCGCCGTGAGGGGCACTACTTTCGCGGCAATGCCGGCGCCGCGCAAGTCAGTCCCGGCGTTTAATTGCGCACCACTGGCCTGTAACTTTTCCGCTCTTTGAGTGACTATTCCGCAGCCCATTTTATGTTCCTGGTGTCGGTTGGAAGAAAGAGGCCTCGGGCCCCTGTCCGTACGTGTTGTAGTTCGTGATTCCCGGGTTGACCTGGCTCATCGGCTGGTACCCGAGGCCCGCGCTACTGAAGTTGTAGGGGCCAATGTTCGTTGTCGACGAGGACGTCACGGGTGTCGGGCCGCTCATTGGCTGAGTTCCCAAGACCTGGGTCGGTGCCGGCGATTGCGTTGTCGATGCGGTCGCGGGCGGCGACTGGTTGACGGTTTGCGCGCCGACCTTGGCCGCAGGTGTCGGTGTCGTCGGGGCCGACGCCGCAGGGGTGGGCGTCGTGGTGGGGCTGGTTAGGTACTTGCTAGCTAGAGCGCCCCCTATTGTACCAGCTGCGTTGCCAATCATTTTGTTTCCAGTGGCCGCGCCCAAGGCGCCGCTGGCGGCCCCGCCTATCCCGCCCACTAGCGCACCATTTGACGCGTTTCCGCCGGTAAGCGCCGCCCCTAAGGCGCCCGTGCCTGCGCCGATAGCTCCTTTGGTAATCGCCGACGCTGCCGTGTTACCAATGCCGGTACTTGATCCCAGTGCGCTCGCCAAGGGAGAGGCAGCCGCCCCAAGACCCCCGCCTATTGCCCCAATGAGGGCGTCCTGGCCAATGTTTTTTCCGCCGCTACTGAGGACGCTGTTAGCCACACCGCCCACTGCGCCCGAGGCCGCCCCAGTCCCGACCGTTCCCGCCGTGGTTGCGCCCAGGCCGGCGCCCGCAGCAGATCCAAGAACGGCACCTGTACCTGCGGTGAGCGCGCCAACGCTCCCAGCTAACGCAATCTCACCAGCCAATCCTGGCTCAGCGCTGAGTTCTTCTTGGTAATTACCCCAGTTGTTTAGCAGGCTGTTATCTGCGGCTAAGGTTTGCTGGTCCTGGGGGCTGTTCGTTCCATCACTGGCAGTGGTCCACACTCCGTTTGGGTTGCTGGATGTAACAGAGCCAGGAACCAGGTGCTCACCAGCAAGAACTGCCTGCTGATCTTGCTCATCAAAACCAGCAGGGATACCATCGCCGACGGTGGTCGGCGCCTGCAAATTGTTTTGTGCGGCGTAAGCATTTGCTGCGTTCTGCGCTGCGATGTCCGATGGAATCGCAGCATTTGCTGCGTTCTTAGCTGTTTTAATGGCGGCACTGGGTACGTACTTGTCCCAGTTTACTCCGCCATTACCAAACCGAGCAACGCGCTCCAAAGCACCTATCATGTGAATGCCCTGAATTTAAGAAGAGAAACCGACATTGCTGTTATTGTTGATCCTGTTAGGTTTTGAATGACGTAAAGCCCACCGGTATACCCAATGTTGATTTTTCCGGAAGTTCCAAGTGTCCCGGTAAATGAAGATCCTGCGATATTGGTTACGTACGCAGATCCGAATGCCAAGAACGCGTAAGCTGCCTGAGAAGATGGCGCTATTTCGTAGCACACGACAAGACCAGACCCGACTGGCAGGCTTAAAGACGCGTTATTCGCCAAAGAAATTTCGTTTGTTCCAGATGTTGTGCTGGCTCCGGTCCAGTCAAATTGCCACGCTGTCGCGGGGCCAACAAACGAAGAAATAGAGCTTGCGGTTGCAGCAACAACACCGTCACCGCGCACCTGAAAAAGGTTTGAGCCAGATTTGCTTTGCGCGACAAAAGAAAAGTCTGAGCTGTTGCTGCCGGCTACCGAAAGTATTCCGTAGCTACTGCCGGTTGTTGATGATCCGTAAAAAAGTCCTGCGTAAGATCCCGCTGGAGTTGTCGCTACGGTAATCGGCGCACCTGATGTACTGTTAAATGTGGTCGCGCCGTAATCGGTAATTTGCCACAACACCGCATTGTAGGCGTCGTTCGTTATTTGCAGCAGGCCAGGTGTAATAACGCGAATTGTCTTGCTGGGGGTGGTGGATCCGTTTCCGACCATTCTCAGGTTGACGCCGTTGGTGTTCCCGGTATCGGAAATGGTCACCAAGCCCGTGGTGCCAACACCCGTGTAGCCGCCAGTAACCGACAAGCCCACGCCGGTCGAGTAATTCCCTCCCGTGATGCTGACCGCAGAGCCGGATGTTGCGCCGCTGAATGTGGCGGTCTTGCTCGTATAATTGACTGCTAGGGGGCCTAACAGTGAACTAAATGTGAACCCGTAGGTGTTGCGAATCCCAGAGACGACACTGTCCGCCGGGACGATCTCTGTCCCGTTCGGTGAGGTGCTCTGGTTCAGCGCTAGCGGGTACACCGCGCCGCTGATTTTGATGTTTGCCATTACTGGGTCACTATGGTCTGGTACTGTTGCGTGCACAGTTGAAAGCTGTGCTGGTCTGTGATGTTCCTGGTTGTCGCCGATGTCCCGCCGCCGCTGCCGCCAGATCCTGCGGCGCCGGATGCGTTCTGCAGGCTCAGAGCGAGCTGCTGGCCCCAGGTAATCCAGTCATCGAAGTCGTACGGGTTCGGCGGATTGAGCGCGCCAAGAGATGGGCTGTTGTAAAAGATGCAGCCCCACGCCTGCCAGTCGGTGCCCTGCATCTCGGAGACGTTCGTGTACTGGCCGATGGTGTAGTTTACCGCGTCCGTCCACGGCACCAGGTCCATGAACGTCGGGTCCGGTATGTACACCCTAGGTGCTCCGCTTGCCGTCCGTCTGGATGTGGATGAACGACTGACCCGCCTGGAATGTCCCGCCAAGGACGTTGCTTTGGATTTGAAGCCGCAGAATGCGTGCCGTGTCTTTGAGTGGCACGCTCTGGTTGAGCGCGCTCGTGCTCTGCGAAGGAGAAACCGCCGCCCCTGTCGGGCCAGGTTGCAGGGTCACCTGAGAGCCTTGGACAACTGGCGCGTTCGCGTTGTTCTGTTTGAGCACGGTCACGGTCATGTTGCCCGATATCAGGTAATCAGGTTCGAGTATTTCGATGCTCGTGGTCGCGTCGATAGGCGTCTGCGCCTTGAGTGCGCTGATGGCTGCCGTGGTGTAGTAGCTGTTCACCGCGTTCTGGTATGTTCCATTGATCTCGTCGGTGCCCTGCTCGTGCTCCCAAAGGTTGTAGTACGTCGCCGACGTCCCGGTGACGCTGGAGCTGTAGCCCAAGGTACCGGTCATGATTGGTCCAACGAGATTGTCCGGGTACAGTCCCGCGCTGCGCCCGCCGTTCGGGAGCACGGTGTCGTACCAGTACTTCTCGCGGTAATTGTAGATCACCGCGTGACTGCACTCGGTGTTCGATCCGCGCGGGTAGCACCACCAGATCTCCCCGTACCTCGGAAACTTCACGGCGTAGCTTTTGCCGGCGTAGGTCTGGTTGATGCCGTCGAAGAACCAGTTCAGGTTCATCGAGTTCGGGATCTCTTGCACCACGCCGTTGTACATCAGGAACCGGTCGACGCCGGCCCACAAGAACGTGCCGTCGTGCTCGACGATGCACCGGTCACTGAGAACCGATGACTGGCACGTGAGCTGGTCAAACTGCCATGTACCGTTCGGTACCCCGATAAAGGTCGCCCGGACTACGCTGTCGATGCTCCAGAAAATGCCTGCGGGGCTGTAGCCGCCACCTCCGCGCAATGGGAGGCCCTTGATGATTTTCTGGTTTGTGATCTCGGTTGCGCCAACGTAGAGCGAGCCGAGGGCGGTACCCTGGAAATCGGTAGGGTATCCGGGCGATGACCACGCAAAGAACCCGTTGTTGCCGTAGACGATCATGTACGGCGCTAGGCTGACGCACCCCCCGCTTATCCCGTTCGGGAAAAGCGATTGCTGCGTGCCGTTGTGCCCGTCGCTGCCCGTCCCGTAACCCTGAACCTGCGTGATAGTTGTTGGGTTGTAGATAGGGGTCGAGTACAGCGGAAAGTTTTCGCCATTGGCGGGGTCCAAGAGATTTTGATTCGGGAACAGGAACAGCAGCGTCTGGTTGGTCGTGTTGTCGTACTGCGAGTCCATCTGCCAGCTGTTAATCTGCGACGGTGGCTGTCCGTTGACGGTGTTCGACGGGAGCCCGGTCGTGGTCGGGTTCGTCGTCGCGGGAAATGTCGGGTTTTGGACGCTGGAGCAGACCCCGAAATTGTCAATCGTGAACGTGTCGAGAGCGTTGTAATTGCCGGCGGCGAGGTACCGGTAACCGCTCTGCGCCTGACTGAAAAGCATGCGCTCGATACCGGTCAGGTATGGTTGGATAACCTTGTAGCCGCCCATCTTGCGCGGCAGTCCGCGCTGCCAGCGGCACCATTGCCCGTCGGTCGCTGCGGCGGCGGCGAGGAACGTGCCGTCACGTTGGATCCCTGGCTGCGACGCCAGCGGGACGACGCTGAGTGCCATTACCCAATCGCCATGGCAAAGCAGACAGAGTCCGCGACCGATGTCGCGGCGATGGCGGTCTGTGCTGCGGAGTTGCTGGTTGCTGTAAACACAGCCGCGCCTATCGAGGTGCCGCCGAGGTTCGTGACGGCGGTCGTCGCCGTGGTCGCGCCTGTACCGCCCTGTGCAACCGTCACGGGGACGCTGGTGATGGCGCTGGAGGGGGTCGCGGTGTAGACGTTGGAGCCGTCGCAGTACAGGATCTGGCTCCCGTTGTAGGCCACCTGCGGGGGCGTGGGAGTGGTCTGGCCGCTGGTTCCTACGCTGAGGGTGTAGGTTGCGTCGGTCTGGTTGTTGACCCAGTACTCTTGCTTTGTCGAGGGGACGATGATCTCAAGGTTCCCGGCCTTGGTACCGGTAAACCTGTAACCTACCTGGTTGAGCTGGGTGCCGCTGATGGCGTAGGTGCCGCTGAGGCCGCTGACGCTGATGGTGACGAAGTTGAACGCGGCCTGGATCGATGGCCCAAGGCCAATGGTGTACCAGTTCGTGCCGTCGGTGACGATGAATGCGCTGTCGTTCGGGTTCATGTTCAGCGGCGTCGCGCCGTTGATCGTGTCCGAGCCGCTGTTTGCAATCGAGAGCACCGAGGACCCGCTGTTGCGGACCTGGATGTAGAAACCGTTACCGGCGGTAGCCGCCAGCGGGAGAGTAATCGTCCCGACGCCGCCCTGCCAGTTGAAGAACTTGTCCCTGTCGTTGACCCCTGCGGTGTAGTTTGCGGAAATGTCGCTGATCAGCATGTTCTGCGCGAGCTGAGAGCCCAACGCGACAAGCCCATTTCCGGCGATGGCGGCGACTGATGGCTGCGCAACCGCCGCCCCGTACTGGAAAGCGAACCAGGTACCGGCGGATGTGGTGTTGCTTTGCAGGTAGTAGAAGTAGACGCTGCCCGCCGCCTGCGAGGCGACGATCACGGCGCCGCTGTTGTTGTAGACCGCCTGCGGGTACGCGCTCAGGTTGTTGACGATGATGAACGTGCCCGTGCCGACCGAGGTCGCGGGCGGCAATATCAGACCGTAGCTGCCCGTGGTCGAGGTGTTGATGTCGATCAGTGGCGTGCACAGGTTCGAGTTCGGCGCGGTCTCAAGCGGCCACTGCAGTTGCAGCGTCGCCGTGAGCGCGATGCTGTTGTATGCCGCGAGCGCCGGGGCTACGAGGGCGCCAGTGAAAACTGAGGTGTATGAGGTCATGTTTCCTGCCGGGTAGTGTTGCGGTCAACGATACCGGCTTTCGATTCGCCGTTCAGGACGGCGGCGGTGCGGTCGTACATCGCTTGCCAGGTTGCGATACGGTCGTCGTTCTTTAGGAACGGGCTGCACTCCAAAAGGGTTGAGTACAGCAGAAGGTTCGGGGCGTACTGGGTAATCCAGTTCGTGGTGTTCGTCGAATCGAGCAGCGCCGGCTCTTCGTAGTAGACAATCTCGAACGGGTACGCCGCGTCCGGTGTCGGCGCGAATATCAGGTTCTGGTACGAGTAGTCGGCGTAAAACTTCGGGGGTGCGGCGGTACCGTAAACGCTGGTGCTGGTCTGGCTGTCATCCGGCCAGTATTGGCGAATGTATTCGTAGCTCCTAGGAAACACCTGCTGACGAACTGCGTTCCCGGTCGCTGACTGGGCGACGTTGATCGAGATGATCTGCCGCCACCGGTCGGGCTTCGCGTAAACCGGGAGCGATGCCTGCATGGTCGAGTTCACTGCCTGAACAAAACCGAGGACCTTCAGCTCGCGCGATATCCTGCGCTCGGCGAAGTTGATCAGCTCAGGAAGCTGAGCGTACACTAGTGGGTCGCTCACTGTGCCGCGCTCCAGATAATTCTGGACGTCGGTCTGCAGGCTGTTGAAGGTCATCGAGGTAGGCATCAGTGGTGGCTCTTGGTGAAAAAATCAATCGCGTACCCGGCGCCAGCGCCGAGCAGGCTACCGACTCCGGTCAGAGCGGCGAGGACGCCCTTCTGGCGCGCCGCGCCCAGCTGCAGCTTCTCGATCTTTGCAGCCGTCAGCTCAGCGGCGGCCTTGACCTCCGCGACGTGGTCCTTGAACTGGTTCGCGATGTGCGAGCCGTTCGCTTTCACGGTCCCGAGATCCTCGCGGATGCTCAGGAGCACATTCAGCAGGTCGCGGTTCGAGACATCACTCATTTGGATGCCCTGGATGTGGTGGTCGTGGTGCTGGTGGTGTCGCGCGTGCTCTGGAAGGCCTGGTGCTTTTCCACGGTCCTGAGCGCGCCCATGCCGAGCATGCCGTACGTAAGCTGAGTCAATGAATCATCGAGCCCAGGGAGCGTGACCGGGTGACCCGCGAACGCAGAGCCCCACTGCAGCAGCGGCCTCAGCAGAAACTGAAACCCAAAGGCGGCTGCGCATACCCAGCCGATGGCGGGGCGCCAGCCGGCGACGAAGACGTTCGTGCTTGCGGCTTCGGTCTTGTCGACATCGGACTGGTTGACGGTAACGGACTGCAGCTGCGCGAGTTCGTCCTGCAGCTGGCCCTGTAGCGCCAATTGCTGTAATTCAGCTTTTGCGGCAGCCGCCGCCGCTTTATCTGGTATTATACGGTCTATAATATTCAGGATTGGAGATATTATGGTGTCCCAGATTGCCATAAAGCACTGTTCCGCTTGCAAGAAATCGCTACCAACATCGGAATTTAACCGATGCAGATCCACCAGAGACGGCTATCAGTACGCATGTAAGGCTTGCAGAAAAGCCTGGGATCTTGCGTACCGCGCCCAGAAGGGCACCGCATTTTTTACTGCGGCACATCGGCGCCGCAAATGGGGCATAACCCCAGAGCAGTACGATGCGATGCTCAGCGCTCAAAATGGCGCGTGCGCCATCTGTAATCTAGATTTTAGCACCGATCCCGAAACGCCTCACGTTGACCACTGCCACGCTACTGGAAAAATTCGCGGCTTGTTGTGCGCCCAATGCAACCTTGTACTTGGGGCCTCGCGTGATAGACCTGAAATATTAATGTCGATGCACAATTACCTGACTGGGTAATTACGCTTTCACTCCCAGGTTGATCTCGTTGGCGCTAAGCTGCGCCTCGACGGCGGTCGTGATCACGCGCGAGAGCCACCCACGACCATCGACCTTGAAGTTTGACATCTGCGTGTACGCGACGGCGCACTCGGTCAGGAAATTGCACAGCACCTCCTTGGGCGGTTGAGCGGTTGCCAGGCCGATGGTTATCTGGCCTATGACTCCATCGACTGTGCCGGCGCGCAGGCTGCGCTGCAGAGCTTTCGCGGCGCCATCGACGCCGAGGTTGACTCCTTCCTTGAACAGCGCAATCGCGATAGGGTCGGGGAAGTTCGAGCAGCGGAGCCTGTTCCAGAAATCGCTCAGGTATATGGACTTCGCCTTCTGCAGCGTCAGGCCAGCGATGTCGACGTCCGGGTACGCGGCGGCGCTGATGCCGTACATCGTGCCACGCATTTCGCCCACCTCGCACTTGCCACCGGTCCAGTTTCCCGGGTCGCGCTCGTCGGCTGAGTACTTTCCTTCCAGGCCGATCAGCTGCTGAAATGCTGTGTCGAACGCGGACATGCTACACCTGCGCCCCAGGGACGGCGGGAAGCGGCGGCGTTACAGGAATTTTTGCCTCGTGCGGCGCCAGGTGCTGCTTCACCATGGCGACGTACTTGGTGACATCTTTCTCAGCGTCCGTCAGCTGCGCCTCGATATCTTTCAGGATCTCGTGCACCATTTTCGCCGGCTGCTCACCAAGAGCCGCGACGACACGCTTCAGACCTTCCTCAGTAAAAACAAGAACATGATTTAGCATGGTATCTCCTTAGCTGAAAACAAAAACCACTTGACCGTAGCTGCCAGTTAAACCGGAAGCGAAATTTCCTAATGCGCCACCTCCAGGGACTGTTCCTCCAGCTCCCGAGAGCCCACCAGCGCCAGGAGTGCCTGACCCACCTGAACCTCCAGCGCCGCCGCTTGCGTTCGTAAAATTTCCACCACTTGCACCCCCTCCTGCTCCTCCAACCGTTCCAATTCCAGGTGCCCCGGAGTTACCGGTAATCGTAGAGATCGAAAATGTTCCAGAGCTTACCGTTGCAGAGGATCCTGAATTTCCAGGAGGACCACCTACGGGCGCGTTGTAGTTAAGGGTCAGACCGTTAGAGGTTGCGACATTGATGTTTTGCGAAGATGCGTAACCACCACCTCCGCCGCCGCCGCCGCCGTTGACGTTTCCACCGCTGCCGGCTCCAGGACCCTGCACAGAAACATTCATGTAGGTAGCCCCTACCGGGATAACCTGCGAGCCGCTCTGTCCGTTGTTGTATGTGTACGTTACCGGGGAGAAAACAAATCCGGTACCTATCAGCATCTGCTGTATGCCCATTTTAGCTCAATCCCGTGCCGCTTATGCGCCAGGTGGTGCTGCCGGTCTTGAGCGCGGTCGCGATCCCGTACGTGGCCAATGTCCTCGTGCCGGTAGAGCCGCCGGGAGACAGGTACATTGTATCGGAGTTGATGGCGATGCTTATCGCAGAGCCGCCCGAGTTTACAAACGTGATGGCCGTTCCGATGGGGTAGGCGACGCTTGAGTTGGCGGCAATCGTGACGTTGTTCGTGTTCTGGATGCACTTGTTGGCGTCGCCCAATACCGTCGTGTAGTTCGCGCTTTGGACGTTTACGGGAATGCCAGCGTAAATTGGGTTACCATTAAGCAGCAAGCCGCTGCTGGTAGAAGATGATCCGATGGTGACGTTTCCGCCCGCAGGATTCAAGGCAATCGAATAGTAGACCGACGAGGTTGAGCTAAATCCAGACTGAATCCATTGCGCGTACGGATCTCCTGCGGTGGCGGGGTTTTGACCAAACGCGAGGTAGTTTCCGCCAGATCCTCCAACGTACAGGTAGGCGTTGCTGAGGAATGCTCCTGTTCCTGGGGTCAGCTGGTACGAGCTGAGCAGAGAGTGCTGCACCGCTTGCCCTGTCGATGCGGCGGTGAGCGACTTGAGGATGCTCAGGCACCCTGGACCGTTTTGTGTGGCCCCGCCGATGGCGACCGAGCCATCGCCGCGAATGTTGAAGTACTGCGCGGTGGATGCGGCGTTGTTGACGTTGAACGAGGTGTCGGAGGAATTGGTTCCCGCCAGAATCGACAAGCCATACGAAACCCCCGAAGTGGTAACGCCGCTGACCTGCGCCGAATACTGACCAGAGACCCCGGACACGCTAAGCGCTAATTGTCCGGTACCGGCCTGCGCGTACAGCGCCGGCAGTGACGCTCCTCCGGTCACGCTCAGACCGTAATTCGTTCCAGGGTTCCCAATCACTACGCCGCCAGTGGCGTTGACGTACAGGTACTGCAACGTGTTGGCGTTATTATTTACCGCTAACGCCTGCCCAGAGGCTTGCGAAACTATTCCGACATTCCCTGTAAATGCTGAATTCCCGAATACCGAAAGCGCGCTCTGGCCGGAGGAGCCACTAAGGGTGAGAGCGACATACCCCGACGGCGCCGTAATCGATAGCGCGGCGTACAGATTCTGAACGGCGTTACCGAAAAGACGCATCAGCTTGCCGCCAGCGAGGAGACGGTGATGTGAGCGGCATTTGCCGCGCTCGCGATGCCGCGCAGTGTCCAGCCATTGGTGAGCATCAGCTTCGCGACATTGCCCCCGATCTCCAGCGTGTCACCGACCGCGATGGGTGCGTTGTAGGCGATGTAGTAATCGGTGGTGCCGTTGTAAAGGCTAATGCTGACGGTGATCGCGGCGCCGCTGACATTGGCGACCGTGATCGCGGAGATGATGGCGCTGTTGGTGGGCGTCGTGAATACCGTGCCGATAGTGGTCGGCATCACGAAACACTGCGGGGCCTGGATTGTGCTGGTCTGCATTACGAAGAGTTCCCAGTAGATGGAAGCTGCGCCGCCTGCAGACCGTCGTCAGGGAACTGCGAGGGCGGCCAATTTGAGTCGCCCGGGGCGACTGATGTGTAGGGCTGGATCGGGAGAGGAGTGTCCGGCCTCGGGTACTCCAGGGTGATGTCCTCGGTCTGTGGCGGCGGCAGACGGTACGGGTCGAGCATGTCCGCGCAGCCCCACCCGCCGGCCCATGAGCCCTTACCGGTCATTGTCCCGGGCGTTCCGCACACCATGAGCCCGGGGCTGTTTGGGTCTGGCGAGAGATCATCCAGCGGGAACTTTAGGCTGCATCGTCCACAGATACCAATTGCCACCGTGGTTCGACCATGCGTGTCGATGTACAGGCTCATAAACCATACACTGCGTTGTTGTGTGCAATTGCATGCCAAGATATTGACGGCAATCGCGCCGCTTTAATTTTGTATTCCGCACGAAAAGCTTTTGGAGACTCCTTGGTTACGCCATCGACATTGCGACGGTTAAATGTACGAACCCTGTGGCAATTTGCGCACACGACGTCGCATTTGCGGATTTCCTCGTTAAGCTTTTCGCGTGACACCATTCGCGTGCAGCAAATCTCCGAAATATTGAACATTTTCTCGCCACGAACATGATCAAAATCCATTGCGTACCGATGGAAATTTTTGCCGCAATCTGCGCACGGAACATCCTTGAAGGTGTCGATGTATTCGCGGACCTTTCGTTTGTACCTTGTTTGAATCTGAGCATTTGTAAGCTTTTGATTCATTTAGTGTAAACCCCGATATTTGTCTGGAACTTGACGGGTGACTTGTCTCGCTCTTCGCTGAGCGCTCGCCGGTACATTAGGTCCGCCTTGGACGTGATCTGGCTCGTGACGCTGGGATCAACCTCGGGCGTGCAGAACGCCAGCTCCGCCGCGACCTTGTACAAGAACGGCAAGTACCAGCGCGGCGGGAACTCGATGGTATTCTGGAGCGATCCCGGGTCCGCGATCATGCGCTGGCGCCACACGACCATGAAATTCTGGGCAGCGGTTGCGTCAGGGACCTGCCAGACATCCATCTGCGGGTCGAGCTTGCGATCCATCCACCACTGCAGGGGTCGGCCCTGGATTTTCTTGTTGGTCAGGTTCCAGTAGTCGTCTTTGTTAAGCCGGGACATCAGGATGTCTGCGGGGGTATTGTACACCTGGCCCGAGAGCGTTATCGGGAGCGTGTTCGCGGGGCTAATAGGCAGCCCGTTGAGGGTTGTCGCGGGAATAACGCGCCAGTAGATAGCAGAGTTCGCGTTGTCGATGTCGTAGGGGACGTTCCCGGTCAGCCCGAGCGTGGTAGCGCCGCTGCTGTAGACCGTCGTCCAGTTCGCGCCGTCCGGCGCCGTCTGCACCTGAATCGGGAAACTCGACGATGGCCAGTTCAGGCTGATCGTGTCGACCGCTGTCGCGCCGGCAGGAAAGTACCACTGGTACGATGCGGTCGACTGCGTGATCGTGGAGGAGCTGGTCAGGTTCGACATGGTCCGGTAGAACGCGGACTGGACGTCGTTGGTGTTGGGCGGGAGGACGTACTGAGACTGGCCCTGGACGAGCGCGATGACGTGCTTGCCGATGGTCCACAGGGGCGCGGTATCGTTTAGCATGTCGAGCTGGGTCAGGTTCATGATGTCCAGGCCAATCTGGAGCATCTCGCCCGTAATCTGCTGGGGTCGCAGCTTGAGGGCGCCGTAGCACCGGTCCAGGAAGGTCCGGTTGTCGATCAGGATCTTGTTGTACGTCCCCGTGATCAGCAGGGGGTTTACTGTACCTTGCGAAGAATACGCCACAGGTTATTTCCTGCGGCCTTACGCCGCCTTGTGCGTGAAGTGATGGTGAAACACATGCGTCTGCTTCACCCCGCCCCCGTGCGCCATCGCAGGAGCGCCCAGGCCGGGAGGGGGAGACATCCCACCCATCGGTCCACCCGGCGGGGATCCCATCCCTGGGGCCATCCCAGGAGGTGCAGAGCCCATTCCCGGGGCCATCGGCTGCTTGGGCATGCTGTTCCCCGCGAGCGCGGCGAGGGCGCCCATTCCTGGGCCCTTCTTGCTCTTGGCGTGGATCGCGGCGTTCTTGCGTGCGCTGGTGCCGCGCGTCAGCCCGCCCCCGGCCATGCGCTTCTCGCCCTGAGCCTTCTCGGTGCTCTTGCCGGTCGCGTTGCCGCTTGCTACTTCACCCTGCGAGCCCTTGTGGTCGCGCTTCGGGGTGCCGGCGGCTTTCTCGTACTTTGCGTCTCCGCCAATCTTCTGGGTGCTGCCGTCTTTGTAGACCTTGCCACCGTGCGCGTAGTGCCCCAGGTTCTTGATCCGGTCGTGCTTCCCGGCGTCGTTGGGGTCGCGCGCGGCCTTGGCCTTGCTTCCTTGTGGGCCGACCTCGAAGCGGTCACCGCCGCCTTCGCTTACGCCTCTCTGTTTCTTCGAGAGGTGTCCGCCATCGGCCTTCTTGACCATGCCGCCGCTGCACATTTTGCAGCCGCAGCCCTTGGCGTGGCCACCGCTCTTGTAGTCGTAGGGGGTGCTGGACTTCTTGGTGTCGTGCCCCGGGGCCTGGGGATTGGCGCCCATGTTCCGCTTGCGGTCGGGCTTCATGGCCTTGCGCTCGGCCTTGTCCATGTGACCGCCGGCTGACTTCTTGTGGACCTTGCCGCCTTTCTTGAAGTCAGACCATCCGCTCATGCGCTCGACGTCGCCCTCCTGCTTGGTCGCGGGGCTGGTGTTCTCGCCGTCGACGGCCCAGTGCGATTTCGCGGTCTTCGGGTCGTTCTTGGCGCTTTGCTTCGGCGGGGTGCGCTTGTCAGATCCCGGAGATACTGCGTCGTCCTTGTTCCAGCTGGATTTCTTGCCCATCGGGACCGGTGCGTCGGCGGTGTCGGCTGATCCGCCGCGCGCCTTGCGCGCCATGTGCGCCTTGTGGATGGCCATGTTCCTGGCCATCTTCCCGCCCTTGCCAAACGCTGGGGCTTGCACGCCGCTGCTCTTCTCCATGGTCGTCTTCGGCGGGGCCTTGTCGCTGCCCATGCCGTAGCGCAGGTTCGATGCGCCCGCGCCGGTCTTCGGCTTCGCGTCCGAGTGCTTGGAGTGACCCATGTACTTCGACTGCGGGGGCTGGGCCTTGCCGCCGTCGCGGAATTTCTGGGGCGTGGTAGCGTGGCCGCCGCGCGCTTTGCCGGGGACGGAGGGCTTGCTGTTCTTCTGAAATCCGAAGTCCGATGGAAATTCGAAATCTGTGACGTACTTAACGGACATATTAAAATCCCAACGATGCTGAGATCGAATTCCAACCGTTTGCTGGAACCGACGGTATTGTGATTGTCAATACCGAGCCGCTCAAAGATGCAGTGGCGCCTGATATTGGACTGCTGTATCTGTCCAGAGCGGAAAATCCTATGATCGCTGCTGGATTGCCCACGAAACCGTTGTCGGTGACCCATTGCTTGAGGTTCACGGAAACTGATAGCGTGGAGCCGTCGAAAATAACGTCCGTTTCGAACGAATATGGGCCGAGGTAATTCGCCATTACGCGCCCACCGTGCTGTCAGATTGGAATACAGGCCCCAAGGTAACAGTCCCCGGGCCAACCGTTACCTGCAGCTGAATTGCCGTGATTCCCAAGCCGGTGACATTGAATGGCTTCGTGCCCGTTGTGGGGCCGCTGGGGATGGTGCTGGCGGACAGGATCGCGTCTGTGGTGGGGTTGTACCCAGCCGCATACACGTCTGCGGTCGTGTAGTGAATGGCGTACGTCGAGCCGCCGCTGTCAACAATCGACCCCCAGACATTGACCGGGTTCGAGCGAGTGTCAACAGGAATCAGCGGCCCGTTAGCGACGCCGCTGACTATGTACGGTGCCTGGGTGAGCTTCATCGCTCAGAGCTTGCTGGCGACTTTCGCCTCGGCAGCCTTCGCGTCAGCCGCTACCTTCGCCGCCTCCGCTGCGGCGTCCGCCTTCACGGACGCGAGCTGCTTGGCGACGAACTTGTAGACGACCTGGGACGTGACGGCGGCGACGGCGCCGGCCACTACACCAACGGGAAACGTAAAGAGAATGGACATGATGAGAATTCCTTATGCGTTGACGACGCCGACGATGCCACGGAAGTCGATGTTGTTCGAGACCTTGGCGGCGGCGATGGGCGGCTGGTGGAAGTAGACGATACGGATTGTACCGTTCCAGGTGTTGGAGTAGGTGCCGCGAACGTCTCCGGTGAGCGAGGTCGCGGGCGTGGTCTGGTCGGCCATCGTGAGGCCGGAGGGAAGCGAGCCGGCGACGCCGACTACCTGGGCGTTGTTGTAGAACAGGCCCTGGTACTCGAACATATCGGTACGGGTCGGGAGACCGATGGCGGATCCGGTTCCGATGGAGAGCGTGCCCGCGAGGGTCGCGCCAGTGTTTAGCTGCACGCTTGAGATGTACCCGAAGGCCTTCGTGCCGCTCGCGGTGCCGCTGCCGACGATGGTGATCGTCTGAGACATCGGCTGCTCGTAGATGTCGTACCCGCGAACCGTGACCGTGCCGCTCGACGCTCCGGATGCGGTGACGGTGACGTTGCGCGCAATCATCTGCGACGGGTCGTAGATGCGGGCCGCGCCGGCCTTGACAACCGGCTTGACGGCGACACCGTACTCTTGGTCGCAGGTGCCGACGGCGAGGTTGGTGCCCGCAAAGAGGGCCGGGTTCGCAATAAGCACAGTTCCCGTGGCCTGCACCGAGTAACCTGGCGCTGCGTAGCGGTCGGTCGCGAGCACGATGGTCGAGAGCGGGAGCGTGCCGGCGGAGTTGCCGGCGCCCGAGACCAGGATGCGCTGGCCGGGGTAGAAGAAGCGCGATCCGTAGGTCGCGGTCGATGTGTACCCGGCAGGTGTCGGGCCGGTAATCGTGAGAATGTTCGCGGTCGCGGCGGCGGTGGTCGTCGTGACCAGGGCGAAGCCGAAGTCGAGCGCGATGACAGGGATCGTGGTAGCGCCTGGCTGGATCGCGGTGCCCTGCGGGACGAGCGGGATGTTGACCGCGATGCCGGTCGTGTTCGCGCTCGCGAGCGTGAAAAATCCTCCCACGGTCGGGGACTGAGCGGCGGCGATGTTTGCGTTCGCTGCGGCCTGGGGAATGGCCGAGAGAACCTCGGCCTCTACCGGGTTGTGCCAGGAGAGGATGCCGCCCTGGGCGCCCTCGCCGGCTGCGGTGACCTGGGAGACGTAACGAGAGTCGAGCAGCGCGTTCGACTGGTAGTCGATGTTCGGGCCGCTGTCGGTTTCAGAAATCTGCTGTGGGTTGTCGTTACCGTAAAGGATTACGGGACCGGTAAGAGATGTACGCATTATTCACCTGTGCCGCCTCGTGCTTTCTCCCCCTGCTTCTGGGCATCGGGTTAGGCTGACGGTGGTTGTCGCGGGATGGTTTTCGAGGTACGCGATACCGGCCCGCAGAATTCCGGTGTCGTGGTTGAGCAGTCCCAACCCTCTGTTGCACTTGCTGCACAAAAGGCCGCGTACATGCCCGTGTTTGTGGCAGTGATCTACGGCAAGCCTTTGAACGACGCCCTTGATCACTAAAGTTTCTGGCTGCTTACAGATGGCGCATTTACCATCTTGATCTGCCAGCTTCTGATTGTACCATTCGAGAGTAACGCCGTAGTGTCGTTTGAGATCGGCGTTGCGATAGTAGTCTGGATTGGCGTCCCGTTGGCTTTGGCTGTATTGGCGCATATATTCACGCCACGCCGCCCGCTCCTTTGGGGCCTTTTTGAAACTACGCCAGTACCAGTTTCCAGGCCCGAGGAGATTTGTCTCATCAAGGCGTTCTAATTGCTGCCGCTTGCCGTCCGGTTGCGCTTTTACTTCGTGAGCGAACGCCCAAAAGTCGTTGCGCCACCCGTCGCACATGGTGTCCGCACGATTTCTGCGGATGGAACACCACATCGTGTATAGCGGATGCTTTTCGCGAGAACCCCAATCATGAGGCCTAGTGTTCTCGGTCGTACCGTGTCTGAACTTCCGCATGTAGTGCTTTCGGCATAAACCCTTACCTACCGACGGAGCAGAACACCCGATAACGTCGCACTTGATCATTGACTCTCTCCAGCTATTACCCTGGAGAGAGTTTACCACATCTTGTTTTTAATCAATTACTAAAGTGGTAAGTAATTGATTTATAGGGCTATAAACCCGGCGTCCCGAAGAGGCAGCGCGGGTCCGTGAACCCCACGGCGTAGCGCTCGGTGGCCTTGTACCGAATCGAGTCGGTCTCAAAATCCCCCTCCATGCTCTTCTGTAAAGACCGACGGTTGACCAGCTTCAGGCCCTCGGGCGCGTCCGTCTGGACGAACCAGGCGGTGTTGCTCGTCAGACGGGACAGGTTCGCCTGTCCACCGCTGAGCAATCCCATGGACTTGATCGGGTTGATGTCGTTGTTGGTCGTGCCGGTGCGCAGCACGCTCTTCAGCAACACCTCCGCCTGGAAGACGTTGCTCGGGGCGACCACGAGCTTTTTCGGTTCGAGGCGGATCTTCTTGCCGTTGTTGTCGACCGCACCACGGATCTGGATCAGGATCTGCTCCAGCGAGGTCTGGGAGAGCGCAGCCGCCGTGCCCAGGATGTTGCTGAAGGTTCCCGCGTTCTGGATCGGGTGCGCGGCGTTCACCAGCGAGACGCCGTCACCGCCCACGAAGGAGCTGTTGAAGGCGCGGTTGATGACGTTCGCGCAGAGGGTTTCCTTGGTCTCGATCAGGGACTGCGCCAGGTGGCGCGAGTAGGTCTGACCGATGCGGATGTGGTCACCGTCCTCGACCAGCACCTTGGTCAGCGCAAACGCGAGACCGTAGACCTGGTAGAAGTACCGGTAGACGAACAGCTGCCCGCCGGCCTGGTACGTGACGGGCTGCCCGTCGGGGAGGAGCGGCGCGGCGCTGAAGCCGTAGAGCACCGGCTCTTCGTGGTAGCTGCGCGGGATACCCGTGATCTGCTTGAAGACCTGGTTCCACTCGTCGGCGCGTTGCTCGTAGACTCCGTCGAATTCCTCGTTGAGGATCGGCTCAACGATGTTCCGGAAGTCTGTACTTCGCATTGGGACTGCCATTTACATGACTCCTTAGACGGAAACGAACGGAGCCGCAGTCTGCGTATTCGCGATGCGAACCTGCAGCTGCAGGTACGTGTCGCCTGCGGTTTGGTTGAGGATGGTCGGGTCGGTCTTGGTGACCGCCAGCTGACCTTGGGTGCCGGTGGCGACGAGCGTCGAGAGGCCGGCGGTGCACTGTGAGAGTCCCACGGTGGCGCTGCCTGCGGCGAAGTTCGTGATGTTCAGCTCGCGGCCATCGTACCGGGCGTAGGTGTCGCCGAGGGTCGTGGTGACGCCGGAGCTGGTGCCGTCGGTCTGGATCGTGTACTCGATCAGCGGGTCGTGCCAGATGAATGCGGTCACGACCGTGCCGGCGAAGCAGACCTGCGACGCGGGCCAGAAGTTCGACTCCTGCGGGGTGTTCAGTGCGTCGTAGTACTCGCAGCCCGCGAAGACACCATAGATCTTGTCCGTGGTCGCGGTGCAGGGAGCCAGGTACGACTGGCCGGCGGGGATGGTGACACCGTTGACGGCGGCACCCGTGCCGATCAGCACCTTCACGGGCTGTCCCTTGAAGATGTTGACGTTGGTACCCGGCATGAGGATGCCGGGGTGGGCGATGCTGCGGATCTCACCCGTCGGGTGATAGGCCGGCACCAGCCCAGAAGGAAGTGCGGTAAGCGACATGAGTTGTCCTATGAAGCGTTGGTCGTTGCTCCACCAGGACCGAGACCGTTAGGCGAGAGTGCTACTCTTCAAAGCCCGTGAAATCTGGGACCGGGATAGAGGCCATGTTTTCGAGTGCATCTATGCCGTCCCCCAGCTCGGGTAGCTTGCCGGTCTTACGCTGCAGCGCCTCGCGTGCCTGGATGGCCGCGTCGGTGAGCTTCTCGTCCTCTCGGGCGGGAGCGTAGTGGTGATTTTCTTCCATGTAGGTCTGGTACAGATCGAGCGGCAGCTTGAAAGCGACCATCTCGTTCACGTGCACCAGGCCCTCGATGTTTTCACCTTTGCCCACGGCGAACTCTCCGAATCCCACCAGCTCCTCGGGCTTGATTGGCTCGTAGCCAAGTCGGCGCCGCATCGCGAGGGAGTCCTTCGAGTTGGTCGAGGTCAACCAACAAACATGATAGCCAGGGATCGGCGGTAGATCCGGAAGCGCTGCTTGCGCGTGCGCCATCCTGAAAAGTGCCAATCTGTCGCTGTCCGTCGAGTTGCGGTTCTCGGTCACTGCCCGGTTCTGGGCTAGACGTGAGTCCCGGCGGTTAACGGTCTGCTTACTGTGTCGAATTGCCATGGCCTACTCCTAAGGGTTAGCCGTTGCTTTGTCTTGCTTTGACGCCGTCGATGTAGCGTTGTGCCACTCGTGCGCGTATCTTGGGGTCGTCCCAGTGACCGGCCTCCTTCATCGCCTCGACCATCTCCCGTGGGAGCCTGATCTCTTTCGATGAGTTGCCTGATCCGGAGGACCTGCTGGAGCCGCCTGTCGGCGGTCCCTTGCGACGCTGCGCCGGCTGCTCTTGAGGTCGGGTATCGTCCTCGTAGCCGTCGTCTTGTGCGTCGTCGTTATTGAACCTGTGCGGGAGTCTTGCTCTCACTTTCGCGTCCAGTGTAGACCAGTAGTTTGGATCGTTGGGGTCCATGGTCTTGCTGAGCGCGCGGTCCAGCGCCTCGACGACAAGGCTGTCCTCGTCGCCTGCCTTTGGATTGTACCATTGCTTGTCAGCAAGGAATTGACGGGCCTTGTCGACGTACGGGACCGGGGCCTGCATCGCTGGCTGCTTCGCCTGCTGCAGCAGCTGCTCCTTTTCGGTGTGCAGCTGCCACGCGCGCTGCTTCGCTGCGTCGCGGATCTCCGCCGCCTTCTTGGCGTCGAGCGGGTTCTTGTTGATGGCGGCGTAGTAGACGCTGTCCATCTGGTCGTGCTCGGCCACAGCCGTCGCTATGCGAGCATCAAGATCTGCGACACGGTTCACAATCGTGTCCTGTCGGAGCTTCTCGACGACCTCGTTCTGCTTGGCGACGGTGCGGCGAAGGATCTCGATCTCTTGCTTGTCGCGCTCCTTGGCCTGCTTGGCGCGCTCTCGGCGCTCCTTGGCGGTCTCGCGGCGCCGGTTGTCGCGCTGGGGCTGATGCTCCTCGTCGTCATTGTCCTGCTCGTCAGTCGGGGCGATGCGCTCGTCCTCCTCGACGACTACCGGCAGGTCCGGGTCAGGTTCCGGTTTTGGGGTCTGCGCGGAAACGTCCGTGTCATCGTTCGGGTCGTCCAGAACGGCCTGGTCCTGGTCTTCGTCTTCGTGTCCGAGCTTCGGCATTTGAGTGCTCCTGTTGCGATTGTCCGGCCTGGTGGTCGGCATTGCGCCCGAGATGGGCGGCATGAATAGGTGAAGGCGCTTAATCCGGTGATGGGCACGCGCGCCAGCGGTGCGTTATCTTAGTGTCGGGCGTTTTGTTCGGACGCCCTTACCGACTGCCGCGTGTGGTCTGACTAGGTGCCACATCTCCGAGAATAGCTCGGGATCTTGACGTTTAGGCGAACGCGACAAGCTGGAAGCGGGAGCAGGATTTGAACCTGCGACGTGAACGGTATGAGCGTCCTGTTCTGCCTGACTGAACTATCCCGCTGATATGCTGTTTGCAAATCGCAAATGTTGCCGGGTCTATTCCCCGGCGGTCAGCAGGAAGCTAGCCTGCGTGTGCGCGACATTATGGTCGAAAATTATCACTTTTTTCGACATTAAACCATCGCAATGTCGATTCCCTCAACAAAGGGTTCGCGTACTACAACCAGTGGCGTCGCGTCTCGTATTCTACCGCACCCGCGCCCCGCGCGCGAATCCCTTGGGCTGGCTTATGCCACTCTGCTGCTTGCGCTTGCCGGTCGCCCACTGGCTGCCGGGTCTGGCGGGTTTCTTGTCGCGCTCCGGCGCGGGCTGGTCGACCGGGTTCCCGGCGGGAACATTGCTCATGTCGTGCCCCCGCGCAGCGCCTTCAGTATCAGGACGCTAACCTTAAACATGCTCTCGTGCCACTTGACGGCGTCAGCAGCAAACTGCAGCCCAATGTAGAGCGCTGCGATGGCGTACGCGTGCCAGAGCAGCTTGTTGATCACCTTCCCGGCAAAGTGTACGTACCTCATACGTACGCCAGCGTCGCGAGCGGGTCCTTGACCCGGCCCTTGAGAACCAAATCGTCCAGCAGCGCGAACTCGGCGTAGACCTTCTCCGTGCGCTCGATGCGCCCCTCGCGGTTACGCACCTCGACCGTGTCATAAAGCACCTTCCAGCGGTCGCCGCCGTAAAGGCCGATCCGGACGTACTCTCCGGGTTTGGCCCAGGCACCCTCCGGCCATGGCTTGCCGGTGTCGCGGGAATGGAACGCAAGAGGCCCGCACGCGATCACCTTCGCGACGCGGGTGTTGTCGGCCTCGGTCTCGATGGTGCTCTGGGGGATGTACAGTCCGGCGTTGGTCTTGATGGCTGCGGCCTTGATCTGCAGCAGCACCAGGGAGCCGAATGGCTCGGTGCCGGGATCGACATCGGGGAACGCCTCCTCCAGCGTTTGCACGAGCAACGAGGGCTTTTTCAATTTTGCGACGTTGGTCACAGGTCTTTGTCTCCTTTCTCTTTTTCGGCGAAGAACTCAATCGCGTGCGAGGTCATCAGCTCCATGCCCTGGACGACCCCAATACGCCGGCCAGCCTCGTAGGCCACGTCGACGCCGGGGCTGATCGGCTGCAAGCCGTTGAGCTTCGTGTTCGTGACGAGACTCATCAGGTGCTGTATCAGCTTTTGCTGCATTAGATGCTGTCGTATGACTGTCGTATCGGTTCAGGTTCGTCAATCATCTCACGCTCGGGGCGCGTGTATTTGCTGAAACCGACGACGTTCACCACGTACTTGCCGGCGCGCGGCGGTGATGCGTGCGGGGCCGGATGCTTGGCAACCATGTCCTCGATGAAGCGCTTGTCAGACAATGTATGCTTCCTGAGTCATAGGTGGCAGATATGGCTCACCAAGGATGCGGGGTCGAGCACTTCGCCGCGCCGCCCTTCGCCTTTCCGTGGAGCTTGGCCTCCGCCCTCGCGCGGATCTTTGGCTGCTCGCTCTTCGGTGCGTTGTGCAGCATCGAGAGAGCGGCCCGTGCGTGGTTCTTGTCATTAACCGGGTACGAGCGCCCGGGACCGGCGAATGCCGAGTCAGGCAGCTTGCGTCTCGCCTTGGCGCTGAGCTTGGCCATTACCAGGGTTGCGGGGTCGAGGGCTTGCCGAATCCCTTGCTCTTCGCCATCGCGTCGCTGTCGTCCGGAGCGGTCCCGGTGCGCCGGTACTCCTGACGGGGGCCGATCTCTTTGCTGTCGGTGCCCTCGGACTTCGGTCCCTTGTTGTTTTCGGCGTCAGCCGCATTTTTTCCCATTTTGATTCCTTTTGCGCAGGTATTCTGCAGCCTTTTCTGTGAGTGCCGAATCGTCGTTAAATAAACCTATCCCGATGTTGCATCGTCTACATAACCAACCACGAAACTCATTGGTGTCGTGATTGTGGTCCATGTTCCATGCGGTCTTACCGGGATTTACTGTGCAGCAAATTTCGCAGTAACCCGGGGGTGGATATGGCGCCTCTGGCAATCCAGTATAGCGTCTTTGGTACTCTCTCCACTTATCAGGGTTTGCTTTGCGAAATGCTGTGGTCCTTGCTAACGCAACACCAGGATTTTTCCTGTGCCATGCGTCATATCTATTCCTGTTGCATTGAACGCAAGTGTTGTCTGATGCGCGCCTTAAGCCGATGTGCCCATGCATACATGGCTTATCCGATAAATATTGTTTTCCGGCCTTCCTACCCATGAAAACAATTATACATCAATCCTCGGTTGGTTTCTTGCCGACGGCCTGGCCGTCCTTGATTTGCGTGTGCTTGCCGGCGGCGATTTCCGCGCCCGCGATCTGTTCCGCCGTCGTGTTGTCCTGCGCGGTAACCGTCAGCTTCGTGGCGTTTTGCGACTCGACGTCCTGGTGCTTGCCCGCTATTGTATCCTGCGCGACGGCGGCCTTGGTGGTCGCGTCCATGACGTTGCTGGCGTGGTCGTTCTGGATCTGTGCCTGGCTGGTCTGCCCATCGAGCTGCAGCTGGGCCTGCTTGATCGCGTTCTCCTGTGCCGCCTGCTGCGCCTCCTGCTGCAGCTTCGCCTGCCCGAGCTGAGTATCGGCCTGCACCTTCTGCGAGGCGACCACGGACGGGTCCATCGGGGGTGGTGGGCTGTACTGCTTCAGGATTGCCTGGGCCTTGGCGATGATGGGAGGGAGCTGCCCAAAGAACTGCTCGCTCTGCTTGTGGACCACGTTCGAGGCGGCGGCCAGCATCTGGTCGAACTTGGTCTTGACCTCGGCGTCCTTGATCGTCATGAACTGGCTCACGTCCGTCCCGGCGGCCTCGGAGGCGACGCTGTGGATCTGGGTCGCGTACCAGAACAGCATGTGCTCCTTGACGTTCTGCAGCAGCCCGCCAATGGACTGCGCGGCCATGAGCGGGTTCGCGCCGAAGATCGGGTCCGTGATGAAGTTCAGGTGAGCCTGGATGTGCCCAAGGTGGTCCTGGTCGGGGAAGGCGGTGATGGGCTGCCCTAGGCTCGCGGCGACGTTCTCGTTGATCGCGTTCAGTGGCTTCGGCTCCGGCTTTGGTATCAGGTACTGCTCCGGGTTCGGGATCTTCATCATCTTCAGGATCGACTGCTCGACCTTGTGCTGGTCATAGATCTGCGGGAACAGCTGCGCCCGCTGGGCGATGGTCTGCACCTGCGCGATCCGCTGCAGCTCGCTGAAGATCTCGGGGTCGCTGACCGGGACGACGTCATCGGGAGCGTCGAAGTCGGCCTTGAAGGTCATCTGCTCGCCGGTCTTGCTGAGGACGTCCTCGTCCTCCAAATAGGTCGCGTTCAGCCGGTGCAGCACCTTCAGGAGCTTGCCCATCGCGTTGTGAAGACGGGAGTGGATCGCCGAGAAGACGACCATCTGCTGCTCGATCCGGGCCATGATCGTGCCAACGGGGACGTTCGCGTTGTCGTTGGCCTCGTCGAGCGTGGTCTTGACGACCTCCTTGCCCGACTCGACCAGGAACTGCATCAGCTCCAGCAGCACCGAGCTGGTGGGGTTGACCGGGGTTGGCATGTAGGTCTTGCGGATATCATCCTGCATGATCCCGCCGTCGATCTCGTTCGTCTGCCCCGCGTCTACGCGGACACTTTGGCCTCCCATCGGACCAGACTTGAGACGCACTCCCCCGGGGAAATTGTTGATGAGCGCGCTGTCCAGAAGGGCACGCAACGACCCAGTGGCAGCAGCGGCAATTCCACCCAGTACCTGAGGGGCACCAATAGGCATCGCGCCGCGCCAGGGTAGGAACGGCCACTCAATCGTATGGACCAGGCTCTCCATGGCCTCGTCGTCTTCGTCCCAGTTTCGGTAGACACTCAGCACCTCTCGCGTTTCTTTGTCGATACTGATCAGGTACGGTGCCGGCCCCAGCTCGTCCGCCTTCTCGTCATCAAGGCTCTTGATCCCACGGTAGCTGTCGGGTACGACGTACTGCACGTCGAACTCGATCACCTCGCGCAGACCGTCCTCGTTGTAGTTGGTCTGGCTCTTGCCCTCGATGCGGTTGTTGGCCTGCTCGGCCCGGGTCTCGTCCGGGGTCGTGACCACGGCGATGGTGTCGACGTCCCGGTAGATGCCGGTGCGGACACGGTAGTCGAACGTGAACTGGTCCAGCTTCTGCCGGTGAGCCTTGCGCGGGCTGCCGTAGAAGCTCGTCGCCGCGAACGGGAGAACGATCTCGTCCACCCACACCGGCTCGTGCTGCGGGCCCTTCTTCCTCTGGTCCCACCAGAGCTTTGAGTACTGCACACCACCCATAGGTACCTGGGTAAGGATCTGCTCCAGCTCGTACCGCATCTCTGGCATCTCCTCCGTCATCTGCCAGTTCATCCAGCGGACCTTGCGCTTCGCCTTCTCCTCCTTGCGCTCGTCGGGCTCGCCGATAATCTTGTCCTTGCACGGGCCGCCGGCTGGCCACAGCTCCTTGATGCTGCGGGCGCTGAAGTCAATCGCGACCTCGGCGATGAGCGGGTGAGTCACCTTCGAGGCGCCGTCCATCTTAGCGCCGCCCGGAGAGTCCTTTGCGAACCCGGTGCGCTGCAGGCCCTCCTCGTACTGCTGGTCACGCTTCTCGCGCGCGACCAGGTCCTTGTCGTACAGGTCCAGTAGCTTGGTCGCTATCTGGTTCAGCTCGGACTGTGGAATCTCCTCCGCCAGGTTCGCGTAAAACTCAAGAGCTTTCTCGACATTCTTATGGTCGTGCAGGGTGATAATCGCGCTCCCGTCGTCCAGTTCCGTGGTTTCGGCGTCGAGCGGTACCTTGCCCTCGCTGCGCTCCTCGGCGTCGGTCGCGACGTCAGTGCGCGGGTCGTCCTCCGGTTCCTCGGTGTCGAGCGACTGCAAGATCTGCGATTCAGATGGCACTAGTGGCGCTCGCTGATGATGATCTTCTGCCCGTCGTAGACGTACATATCCACGGGCTCGGACGATAGCACGGTCTTGTACCCGGGCACCCAGTCGAACTGGTCACGGGTCATGACCTGCGCCTCGGCGACAAGTCCCTGGTGCTGCTCGGCGGTGAGAGTTACCTTGATGGTCATTTTAGCGGCTCAGTAGGGCTGTGATGAGTTCCTTGAGCAGGCTCCATAGCCTGATCAGCCAACCTTTAAACCCGTCGGGGCGCTCGGCACGACCGTGTTGGTAAAGGTCACCTCGTTCGATGGGGCGGAGGTGCCGGCGCTGTCGGTCGCGGTTACCTCGACGTAGTACTCCTGGTTCGCAGCGGGCGTGAAGCCCAGCTGAGCGAAGGTGACCGTGATCACGCCATTGACCGGGGTCGTCGCTGGGACGGCGTAGGACTTGACGGGCGGGTTCACCGTGTCGATCAGGGCGGTGTAGCTCACCGGTAGCGTCAGCGGGCTGCCGTCGACGTTGGTGGTGACGGCGTTAAAGCTAAGCTCTGTGGCCATGGGTTACTCGGCGTAGGGGTTGGTGGCGATGCTCCGGTCGATCTGCCGGTCCTCGGATATTGTACCAGCGCGATCCTTGGCGCTCTTGCCGGCGCCCAGGTGGTGCAGCCAGTACCAGTCTATGACGTTGATGGCCTGGGTCGCGGAATCGTACAGATCGTCGTGCAGCACGCTACCCTCGCCGCTGTAGCTGCAAAGCTGCTCGACCAGGGGCTCGGCCCAGCTCATAAACTTGGGGCGCCCGGTCTTGTCCGGGTTCGGGCTGTCAGGCACCCAGACGATGCCGTCCTTGAATACGGGTGACACGAAGTGACCGCGCTCCAATTTGTCGCTTGTCGGGTTGAACTGGATCGTGCTTATACCGTCTTTAGCCAGTGACTGGCGCAGTGATTTACCGTTCGCCTTGCCCTCGACCACGATCAGGTCAATGGGCCGGCCCTCGCGCTTTGGCGCCATCTGCTTGCGGTACGCTTTGGGTATGTTCCCGGGCAGGATGATAGGCCTTCGGCTCAGGTTGCTCCCGTACCGGATTCTGTCGGGGTCGCTCTCGCTCTTGACGCGCTCGACCAGCTGCGGGTAACCCAGGTGCTCCGCCCAGCAGTCGAGTAGCATAATCGCGGGCTTGGCCTGGGGCGTCTTGAAGCAGCCCCAGACGCTGCACGCGCTCGGGTCCGTGGTCTGGGTCTTCTTGTCGTGGTCCTTCTCGCTCAGGCCCGTGTCGAGGGACATCACGATGAAGTGAAACTCAGGCAGCGCTCGATCCGCCGGCCAGTGCTTGAGCCAGCTCCGGCTGATGATGCCGCCCTCCTCGGCGTCTATCAGCTCCGCATAAATCTCCTGACGACCGACCTTGGTCCCGTCGTACTTCATGATCCGCCGGCTGAACTCTGGGGACAGGTTCGCGGCGTTTACGTGAGTGCTGGCGCTGGTCATTACCGTGTCAGGGTCCGCGATCAGGCGCTTCACCAGTGGCCGGTTCTTGGGCGTGGTCGTGACCAGGATCCGGGTGTCTGTGCCGAGGCGGACGGACATCACCATCGTGTCCCAGACCTCCTCAGGGTCTGCCTTGCCGCCCTCGCCCCACGCAGCCACCTCGTCGCACCAGGCGCGGTTCCATTGCGGTCCACGAGTGCGTTGGAAGGCCTCCGCCGCTATGCCGCCGATGATGTTCCCGTTCATCATCTCGATGCGCGGGGCCGGGGTCTTGTGGTAGCGCTTTAGGAGGGCCGACGGAATAACTGAGACCAGACCGGAGTCGCCCTCGAAGCAGACATCTCTGAGATCGCCCTTCGTAGGCGCGACGACCAGGGACCGGTCTGGCTTTCCTGGGGCGTTTGGTGGGGCAAGAGCGGACTGCATGGCGAGCCACTCGCTACCAGTTCGCGTCTTACCCGCGCCTCGGCCCGCAAGAATGACCCAGTTAGACCATTGCCCATCGGGAACTACCTGGAACTCGTGACGCTCGTCGATCCAGCGCACCATCCAGGCCATGCGCTCGACCTCAAGCTCGTCCATCGTCCGCATCGCGGCGGCGACCTGCTCGCGCGTAAAGCCCTTGCGCAGCCCGACCTCGACAAGGTCAGAGGCTTCCATGGAAAAGCCCTACACAGCACGACATTCTGGCTCCATTTGCCAGGGAAAAACTACGTAGATCATGGACCGTTCAATCGCCGCGTTGAGCTGCTCGCGAATCGCACGCTGCTGCTTAGGCGTCAGCACAATCTTGTCGCCGTCTAGTGCGACTATCGTCTGCATTCGGTACGTGGTGTAGTGGTACTCGGTCATGCATCCATCAGCCATTGCCGCCGCCCGCGCGCGTGGACGTGGCTGAGGCCTTTCTCAGCAGCTCAGCGTACAGCTGCAGGACGTCCATCGTCCGCGCCTCCTTGATGCCCAGATGCTCGGCACGCCCGCGCATCAGCTCCAGGCCCTCAGGGGTGATATGGATACTGGTGGGCCTAATCGTGAAGCCCTTGCGCAGCTCCTGGAGCGTGGCATCAAGTGACTCCTCCGTAAGCTCTAGGGGGTGCGGTGTGTTATCCACGCGAATCTCCGTTCATTGGCGTGGACGTGGCTGAGATTCTCAGCAGGCACGGGCAGGCACGCGCAGCGCATGCCTGACTAGGGTACAGGCCGCACTGGCACTTTTGCTGCTGCGTGCCGTAGCCAACTGTGCTCACTTTCATCTGCACCGGGCAGGTCAGCACGCTCGGGGCGTGTGCGCTCCCGCAATTTGGGCACCGCCAGCCTTGTGGTTCAAATGGGATCACGCGCGCTCCTTCGACGGCTGTCACTGCTAAGCGCGGCGCCGCAATCCGACGAATCCCCAGCGCATCATCCGGTGCCCCGCGCGCAGCACCCGCGCGCCGGCAAACTGCATCCGGTGGCAGACCATCCAGTAGCCCGCACGGGCCAGTCGCAGCCCGATATCGTCCACCCAAGCGTAAAGGGCCATCATTGGCCGGTCCCACGCGGATCCGGGCCATTAGTGGCCGGTTCGGGGATCCAGCTGCTGCTCTTGGAGGGCGCCCACAGTGGCGCGAACTGCTCGATCCGCTTAGCCTCGCACACAGGGCAAAGAGCGCCCGCGAACAGCCTCAGGGCTGTCGCGCCGCACCCCTTGCACTTGCGGTGCCTCATGTCGCGGACCACCACGCGTCCTTGACGTACCAGGTGTTTCCGGCGGACTCGGACGAGTTCACCCAGGGCAGCTGGTCCTGGATGCGGAACTTCTCGATGGTCGCGCCAGCGGGCACGGAGACCGGGAGCTTGTAGGTCTGCCAGGATCCGATGGCGGTCGCGTTGAACTGGGTTCCGGCGGCTGGGGGCGACGCGCCCGGGATGACCTGGTCACCTGTGCCTTGCACGCCGTAGAGCCACTCCTGCTGAGGGCGAGTGGCCCACATGGTGACGTTCAGGAACGCGAGCGGGGTGAACCCGCCAGCCTGCGCCGCACCAGGGGTCTGGTAGTACGGCTGCCAGCCTCCGCCGCCCGGAGGGGAGCCGTTCGAGTTCGCGACGATCTTGAGCGCGGTCGATCCGTCCGGGGCGGTCGCGCCGTAGGTCTCGCTGCCCAGGTCGTACGAGAAATCGCCCACCCAGTACGATGCCTTGTTGAGCTGACCATTGGAGAGCACCAGGTCCGCCCCGGACGCGGGCGGGCTCGGATTGACCGGGGGAGGGGGATTGACCGGGGAGGTGGAGGGCGGCGTAACCGTGTACCCTTCGGCCTGGAGAGTCGCCACCGCGTCAGCGGTCTGGATCGCGTAGGGGACCGTATAGGCCGGGACGAGCACCGGGGGCGGGGTTACCTCGGGCACCGACAGAGAACCGCTCACGCTGGCCTCTCCGGGGCTCGTAATCGACACCTGCAGCGGTGGCGGGGTGACGGCGGGGACGGTGACGGTCTTGGCGGGTACGGGGACGGATACTGTGGTCATGATGGCTCCAGTGAGTGTTACGTGAAGTCTATCACTACGGAAGGCGAGACAAATGTTGGCTCATCTTGTAGGAGGTTGAGGAACATCTTCGCGTGCTTGTCACACAGATAGCGCGGACTACGAATAAACTTTGGGCAGTACATGACCGCGCAATACCGATACTCAAGCGGCGGGTAAATGTCACCTAATCGCATCTCACGCATGAGTCACCAAAACAGCTGACCTATCGCCATCCAGGCGACAAGCATCAGTACGCCAGCCATGAAAGCACCTATGACCATAAACGCCCCCGCCGCGAAGCGCCTCATAGCAGCACGCACGCGCCGAGCACAACGCACCCGAGCGCAAAGATCAGCATGAGAGCGAAGATCAGCGCCACCAATCCAACGCCGATCAGCTGCAGCACCGAGAGCCTCGGCTCGTCCACGTAGAGGCCGCTCACTGGAGCACCGACACTATCGCCATCCACAAGTAAACGGCGCTCGCAACGATTGCTATGGCCACCAGCCACCCGGTGACCTCCGCGCCAATACCGTACTCATTGTCGTCTTTCATTTCCCATCCTCCTTTGTCGTGTCGAGATAGTAGCATCTTTCTTCGCGCAGCAGATGCAATTTCTGCTGGCCTTGTACCGGGTGTGATTGCCGCAGCGCCGGCAGGCCCTACCAAGGTACGTAATGTGATTCACGCACGCCGCCTTGCCGTGTCGATCTATCACCCAACTATCAAGCTCCACGCTTCACCCCGTACTCCACCAATGGACGGCGGCTGACCTTGAAGCTCTTGGCGTTCACGCGCGCGTAGATCGTGCTGCTACCGTGGTTGCTGATGATCACGTCGAGCACCTTCACGGTGTCCCATGGCTTGACGGTAAGAGCGTACTCCTTGGGGCGGTGCATTACGGACACACCTCAAAACGGTCCTCGCCGTTTTTGTCGATGCCGATTGTCTCGCCGCGCTTGAGGGCGGCTATCTCGGCATCTCGCTGTGTATTATGGTCTGAATACTGCTGACCACACCGAACACAGGTGTATCGCTCTTCCTTGGATGCTGACTTGAAGGTTTGTGATTCGGGTCCGCCACGGTATGGTTTTTCGACTACACGCGCATGGCACCCCGCGTACGTCGTGGGCCAGTCTGCGAGTTTGCTGTAGCGCGCGTACTCGTCGTAGGCCTTTTGCTGCTCCTCGATGGGAGTAGGCGCGACGTCGTGAATCCCGTCGGTGACGCGTGTCTCTTGCGCTTTCTTTTCCTCCGCGCGCATTTTCTCAATCCAGTCAGCGTACTGCCGGGCAACGTACGGACTCAGCGGCGTACCGCTGTCTGCGTACGCGCGCAGCGCCAAGATCACCATGTCAAGTATCTTCGCGTCAAGCATCATCCCCTCCATATCTGGTAACAGCGGCCCAGCAGCCAACCAAGCCAGAACATTATCGCTGACCAAACCAAGATTCCGCTCAGCACGTCGCCATTAATGGCGGCCTCCGGGCAGCTCACGGGTTCTCCTCGCGGTAGGTCGTGTACGGCATGTGCTTGTGCAGCCGAAGCCACTCCTCGAAATCATAGTACCCGTCTCCGTCCATTGCGAAGTATTCCTGCTCCAAAAGAAGAAACTCTTCCTTAGTCATCGTAAAAATCGGTTCATCCACTATTCGTATCATAGCTCGATCTCCTGAGTAATTTTCCAAAGCACACCGCCAGCGGCAACTGGACCATCGCCCAGTACGCGAGAATCATTCTCAGCATTTCCTTCCCCTAGCATCAGGCTGTCTCCTGCTTCAGCTGCAGAAGCGCCGGTCGCTGTTTTGTGTTGTCGATCAGTAAACGCAAGTACTCCGCGCCCTCACGCGGAATGGATGCGTGCCCGTAGTCTCGGCACCCCTCAAGGTAGATCCGCATACGGGCGTAGTAAACTCCATCACCTCCACGAAAAAATCTGATCTTGTCCCGGTACCGCCACAGCAGCAGCGGGCGCTTGAAGCTGGTCATGCAGTTCATCTTCAGCATGTCAAGGTAGTGGATCAATGACGCACACAGGTAGTGCTGAGCAAGAGCTGTGTGGTTATTGACCCCCAGGTCGTTCGGGACGTACCTGAAGCCTATGGTGACGTACTCGTTTCTGCCGAGGGCGGTCTTCTCCTTCCTGAGCGTGATCTCGGGCCCGTCACTGTAACGGCCCGGGAATCCCATCCGCGCGTCGAAAACCGCTTCGGCGTAATCGATTGCGTCCTGAATGTTCACTGAATCGCCTTGCACGCCATGGCATTTATAGTGTCGAGCACCGCCGAGATGTCGGTCGCGGAGATGGTCTCCTTGTCGACCTTGTGCATCTCCGCACGTATCGCGTACGGAGATCCCTGGACGATGCTCCGGAACGGATCCAGGGACAGGGCCGCCACCTGCAATTTTAGCGTCTCCACCAGCTCCGTGAGTGCCGCGACCTTCTGGGCGTAGGTGCTCCCGGCGATGTTCACCGCGTCCCAGAAAACCTTGCCCGCCTCGTCCGGCGGGGCGCGGGCGACGGTGACTGTGCCGTCCTCGTTGATCGTGATCAGGGGCCCGTCGGGCTTCTTCTCTATCCTGAGCTGCATCCCTTGCGGGGTCAGCCTGTACGCGGACTCAGTACTCACTTGAATGCCGCATGCCGACAAACTGCTGCCACGGAAACGCGGGCAGACTGCGCGCCAGGTCCATGATCTCGTGCGGTGACGGGGGCTCGATCACGGGCGGGATGGAGACCTTCATCCATGCCGGGTCACGTCCTTGATTTGGGAGGGTTCTCCACGGGTGCGACTTCTTCATTCTCACTCCTTACCTTGTTGATACGTTTGGGTTTTTTCGGGACACGTTTCTTGACCTCTGCATTCTGTGCCCGCGCATCGGGCTTGTCAACTGATTTCGATTTCCCCTTGAGCTTGGGGTCGGTCATCATGCCTTTGATCAGCTCGACAATAGTCCCCTTCGCGGCCTGGTGCTCGACCTGGACCGGGGGCGCGGTGTCGTCGCCCTGGATGCTGGTCTTCTTGATCCACTTCGAGCGATTGTGGAAGGTAAGCCAGTTCGTGGCCGCGCGCTCGTTCCCGGCCAGTCCCTGCACGTAGAGGCTGCGCGCCATCGAGGCCATGCACAGCTGGAACGCGGTCTTGATCTCGACGGGGAATAGCGCCTGCAGACGCTCCTTGCTGATGCCCATGACGTCCGCGACGTCCTCGTTGGAGAGGCCGGACGCGGCCAGGTCGAAGACAACCTTCCGGTGCTGGTCGGTTACGAGATCCTTGAGCGGCTTCCATCCCTTCATCTCCGTCTGAATGTCAACGTTGCCCCCGAGCGCCACGAAGCGCGCGTGTCGGGCGTTTAGTTCCTGGACGTACTCGGATTCTTCCGTTGTGTCTTGGTCAGCCATGGGGGCTATCCTGGTAGTGGAAAGCCCCCATTATAGCCTAGGCCTCCACTGCCTCCACGATGTGCGCCACTATGCCGTTCTTGGTAACACTGCCGGCCAGCTTAAGGGCCAGGTCCAGGCAATCGCACCATCCCTGGCACCAGACGAAGCACAGTCCGTCCTTGGTCCTAAGGTAGTTCGCTTCGCACGCGTCGTGCTCGGCAAGTAGCTTAGCGACAAAAGCCTCCTCGCCCGCCTCAAAAAGCTGTTTGGTTTCCTCAATGTACCTGCGCCAGATGGAGCGCGCCCATTTTTCTGCTTCCTGGCGCGTCATCTCGACGCTCTTGGTGCAGATGACGGCGTGCGTGTAGGCGCGGTCCTTGGTGTTGGTGTTGCGCTTGAAGATATGCCCCTCGTAGGTGGCCTGGTACTTTTTCATAGCGCACCCGCCGCCTTCAGGAACCGAGAATGGTCAAAGTTGGGATTGTCGCTATCGAACACATCGCACAGGTTGCTGGCGATGGTGTTCAGGGCGTCCTCAAACCCCTTGTCGTACGCAATGCTCGACACCGATACGGCGCCGGTTTTGGCGTTGTGCGACTGCTCCGCTTTGAGCGCCTTGATCGCGGCGGCAATCGCCTCGCAGTTCTTTCTGGTCATCATATTCAATCCTCGTGTGATTCAAGCCTGAGCCGTCCTCGACGGCGCAGGGTTCAATCATTCGTGTATCGTGTCGACGTGCACGCCCAGGGCGCGTATCTCCGCGATGATCGTTTTCGGCAGGCAGCCGCGTCCGTCATAGTCAATCAGTTCCAGTTGCTGGCTCGGGCCGTCCATTGTCTCAAACCAGAGCCCGCCGCCCTCGCTGCCGTCCGACCGCTCCCAATAACCGTACTTGGCAACTGGGTCGATGAAGGTCCGCGTGGCCTTCAGGGTGAAATTGTATCCACTCATCATTCATCTCCGTTTGGTTACCTGGTGCCCAATATACAGCAACCAGAATCCATGTCAACACCATTATCGTGGGGCCGCCCCACACCCTCACAGTGCCTTTCCGCCCTAGTTGAGATTCAGGCTTCGGAGGTCGGCCCCTCGATAATGGTGCAAACACACGTGAACGAGCTACATAGGCCGCAGTACGGTAATAGTGCAAACACAAGGGGCCGAGCTACAGACGCCGCAGTACGCGGCGCTTTCAACCCTGAACGTCGGGAAAGCGTCGACCTGGGCGTCCCGGTACCGCGCCGCCGCCTCCTGCCGCACCCGGCGCCTGACGGCGGTCTCCATCGCCTCTCGGAACCGATGGGGCTCTTTGGCGGCTATCGCCGCGTGCACGACACAGTAGCCCTTGTTGCGAACTTGGTAGACGGAACTCCCCTTGCATGGAGTGCCCCGGCGAAGCCCTAAGAGGTTGACGCCTTCGCAGAATTTTTTCATGGGATCTCAAACTCCCTGACCACGCTCTTGCGCGCTCCGCCCGCCTTCAGCAGTTTCTCGATCACCAGCTGGACGTCCTCTTCCGTGCCGCTCGTCACCAGGGTCCAAACCCCACCCGAAAGCTCCTCCAGCCTGTGCCAGTCACGTTTCGTGATAGCCGTGTTGTCCACCACCACCCTGTACTTCGTCATGTTCATCTCCTTGGGCTTGATAATACCACTCTCGAAACCGTTCCGCAGGCCGTAAAATCCCGGCTCGTATATGTTCACAGCGGCACCAGGTTCAGGTGCTGAAGGAGCGCGATCCGGTCGCGGCTCAGGCGCTGGCCGGCGGCGTTGTAGACCTTGGCGCGAGAGCGCTGCGGATAATTGCACGCGGCGCGTGCCTGCGCAATCGCGTCGTCGATGTTGCCGACGAACCCGCCATCCATGTACCGGGTGTCGTGCGAGAGGGGACGGACGTCCCCGTGGAATTTCCTGTGCTGCATTGTCATCTCCTGGTTTGGGGGCGACACTACGCCGCCCTCTTGTGCTCATTATAGCCATCTTCCTCGATCAGATGCAACTCCTCGATGGCGCGCGTGGTCGCGACGTAGCACAGATTGATCTCTTGCTCCCTCTGCCAGTCTTGGGTCACCCAGCGCGCGGGGCAGCGGCTGCTGTTCAACCAGAACACCCGGCGCGCTTCGAGGCCCTTGGACTTGTGGATCGTGCTCAGCAGCACCGCGTTGTTCTTGTCGGCGAACAAACGGTCGATCAGCCCAAGCAGCGCGGGGACGCTCCTGTCGGTCTCTGGCAGGCTCTCGATGAGGAAGCTGATAGCGTAGTGCTTGTCCCTGATCGCCTCAGCGTGGGCCTCCTGGCGCTTCGCAATGGCCTTCTCGACCTCGCGCTCGCGCCACGCGTCCAGCTTCCCCTGGAGGTTGTCGACGCCCTTCGCGTTGAGCTTCCTGATCAGGCTCTTGAGACCCTTCCCAATGTCCTTGCCGATGATGTTCGCCTGGACGTTGCTGCGTAGCAGCTTGAACGCGAGGGAAATCACGGGCGCGGTGGTGCGGCACACAACCAGATCATTCGCCGCGAACACCGAGTGGTCCCACTTGTCGAGGCTGGCGACCTTGCCCTCAGGCGCGCTCGGGGCGTGCTCGATGTGGCTCACCCACTGCTGCGCGTGCCGGACCACCGCCTGCGGGCACCGGTAGCTCACCGTCAGGGGCAGCTCGGTCGCGTCAAACTCGCTCTTGATCAGGTTAATGGACTCGCTGTCGGCGCCACGGAACCCGTAAATGGCCTGCGCCGGGTCACCGACCGCGATCACGCGCCCGCCCTTGGCGAGGATCTTGCGGATGATTGCGCGCTGGATGGCGTTCGTGTCCTGGGCCTCGTCCACCAGGACCAGGTCGAACTTGGGGAGGCTGATGCCGTCCTTAACCGCGAAATAGAGCAGGTCGTCGAAGTTCACCAGCTCGGACTTGTTCGAGGCGTCGAGCATCTTGCTCGCGTACTGGATCGCGGTCCCCATGTCGGCCTGGTCGTTCTCCAGCTCCAGGTCATGGTGCTGCACCAGGTCGATCCAGGCCTGGGCCGTGTCCTCAACCAGGCACCCGATGCCGACCTGCTTCCCGAGGCCGACGAGCCGCTCCAGGAAGCTGCCGTAGATCTTGCCCTCGACCTCGCCCAGGCGCGC